GGCCCAAATCCCAACCTGGCAAACAGGACCGGGACTCGAAGCCCAGGACTACCGACGAGTCAAAGAGCACGTCTGGGGTCTCCTCAAACGGCTCAGGCCGCAAGGGACTCCGGGAGGAGGATATTCGGTCTTCTTTGCAACAAATCGAGCTGTTGTTGAAGGCCATGCAGCAGAACTAGTTGAAGCTGTTGTGGATAGACTTTTCCTGCTGATGACTTGCCCTGAGACCGACGCCACCACGTCTGGTCTCGCCCGGGCGCTTGTAGATGGTGGGTACACTGACGTGTGCTCGCCGTTCATCAAGAACGAGCCTCACCCCCTCCGCAAAAGGGGGAAAGAGCGGATTGTCATCGGTATCTCAATCGTGGACCAACTCGTGGAGCTAGCCTTGTTTGGCCAGCTTCTCGACCAAATTCACGAGGAGTACCCATACTCCGGGGTTATCAGTGGCCTCGGGTTCTCTGACGAGCACACGAGAACTATATGCGACGTAGTCCTGGCCAAGTGCGACTCCCATCCCGACCTCGAGTTGGTGTCTGACGACATCAGCGGTTGGGACCGGACGTTGTCGCACCAAAGGTCTGACCAGGCGGTTGAGTCTTGGTTACGTATGTGCACGAACGCCGGGCCCTCTGTAAAGAGGGCCTGCCGCGCTCGCATGCGCTGTATCCAAAATCCCACCTACGTTGTGGAGACATCTCGTGGCGCTTACTCTCTATTCGAGAGGAGAGTGCCCGGAGGTATGGTGTCAGGGTCGCGTCTGACGACCATAGGTAATGGGACGGCTCGCGTCAACTCTCTCTACGAGACTGGCGCTGTAGCACCCATGGCCAATGGTGATGACGGACTGGGTTGGCGAGCCCCTGACCAGACTATCGAGGACGTGGTAGAGCTTTATGGAAAACTCGGCCTTAACGGCCGCGGACTGCAGAGATGCAGTCGCGAGTACTTCGAGTTTTGCTCCCACGGCTTCGACACGACGTCTGGAAAGGCGTGGCTCCTTTCTTGGCCCAAAGCACTGTACCGCATGGCAACCAAAGGCATAACCGACTCTCTGGCGGAGGACTTCCTACGGGAAGTCCGCCACCATCCGAGGGTCGATGAGCTTGCGGAAGCCGTGGACCGCATGTTGACCGCTCCTGCGCAGGAGGAGCGGAAAACAAATTAATGGAATACGATACATTTGTACCCACATTATTATCAACGATCTTATCAGTTTTAGTGTACGCATCATTTTACTTTTACTACCGATTCAACAACAATGACTCGGAACGGACACAGTAGATCTGCCAAGCTCAACTATGGGCAGCCGACTTTTCAGTCGGCCGACCACGCAGTTGGCTTCGGCGCGGAAGCGAAAGCACAACACCTACACGGTGGAACCAACCCTTTCAGCATTGAGGCTGATGGGTCGAAGATTCCAGACAGCAACACGAGCAAGACGCAAGGCATCCAGCTTAAGCAGTCGTACCCCATGACCAGTTTGGCCAGCGGTGAACTATACCACCAGTTCTCCGCCAACCTAATGGACATGCATCAGTACGCCACGGCTTTTACTGGGAACGCCGTGTCGGCGTGGTCAGCAGCCCAAGACTCTGACTATGTGACGTCCTTGAACGCACAGTACAGCCGATACCGTGTTGTCAGTTGGGGCATCCGCATCTTTACGGTGCTAGCCCCGACTGAACAGTCTGGGTCCCTCATATTTCAAACAGCCGATGAGATCATCGCTGCACCGGATCACGGATCCTATCTCTTCGAAGAAGCCAAGAGCTTCGCCGTTGACGATTTGGAAGTCGTGTTCATCGGCAGTGAGACTGACGAAGTTAGGCGTAACTACCGTCTGATCGATGCGGCTGGAACCGGCGCAGGCGCCCGCGATATTGGGATGAACTTCCTTTACGTGGGCGGCACGGGCCTGCCCGCTTCAAAGCAATGCTTCACCGCTGAGGTCGTGATGAACATTGAGCTTCAACCTTTGGCTCTTACAACCGGCTCGCTTATGGCGTCGCCGGCGGCTCATCATGATCCCATCGGGATGGCCGCTATCGCTAACACCCACGTCTCTCTTCCTTCCTTCCATACGGGAGGGTTGAAGGCGATCGGTGCGCGAATTGCGAAGACTCTCGGGTCCAGACTCATGGACCTGGTCGAGACTCGCATACCCGGAGTAGGGATGCTTCGGGACGCATTCGGCAGGCCTTTGTCCAACACACGTAGGACGAAGGGCAGGCTGATGATCAAGGAGGTCAACTAGACCCAACCTGGTCAAATCCCCGACATTTCTAGTCGTAAACAGTGAAGGAGATCGTCACTCCACAAAGATGTGAGATCGTCACTCAATAAAGATGACGCAGGTTACGCGCGTTTATGCGTGGCATGTTGACCCCTGTGACACACCTAGAATTGGTGTGTCAGAGGGGCCAGCCGGGTCCATAAGTTCCGTAGGTGAAGGACACCCGTAATGGTTAAAGAACTGGACATCGACCACCCAAAAGGAC